GAAGGGAAATGGGGGGATAAAAAGAGATGCTCCCCGAGAAGTATTCTTCTAAATTCGACAAGAAAAGGTCCCGTTGGATCAACGGGAGGGTATTAGCCAAGGCACGTTTGTTGAGGAACCAGGTACCAGCGCGGGAGGTGACAGTTTGTCTCTGGCGTCGAATGGCCACAGCAATGCGTGCCCCTGCGCCCGGATTGACCCCGGCCTGCACCGATAGCGCAGAAATAGCTGTTTTATAAGCAGCAAAGCTTGAAAAACCGGCTAACCGAGTTAAGGACTGGAGAGCGCCGTACATAGGCCGATTGGCGGAAACGTCACCGGGCTCTTCGTCATCCTGACTAGCATAGAAGTCTCTCAATCTAGCGATAAGGGAACTAGCGCCGCTAGACCATACGTGTCGATAGACAGCAGCTAAGAAATCTTGGCTCCAGGTTTCAAATGAGTCTACCAATATGGGAGGAGGTACGCAGGTAGTGTATGAAATAAAGTTAGATAAGTATTGGTTATTCCAGTCTTCGAGTTTGGCTGCAAATTGCGCCATCGAACGACTTAGGTCCGCAGCAGGATACGCTCCAGGTAGAGCTGAGTCTAGAATCTGGCGTTTGACTCGACCTAATTCGTTGTTATTACATCCATACTGACGAGCAAGATTGATATCTGGTATTTGCCCGTGATGCCCACCAAAAAATATACGAGTGGGAACCAATGGTAATTGAAAAGTAGGTCGAGATAAGCTTCGGTTACTCGGAATCCAATAGTGCAACGGGGTTACCGAGATACGTTTTGCAATACTGGCAGCACGGATGCGCCGGATATCGGCCAGTAAGAAACTCCGTAGTGCACTAAAGGATTCAAAGGCTACGACTGGCAGCTTGCGATCCCGAGCCATCTGAATACCGGTGGCTAGAGAATCCTTATAATAACGTGGTCCTGAATGGTCAGACACGTATAGAAAGGCTCGAGCCAAGAAATTTGTCGGCAGAGTATCGTAGCCGAACGTCAGAAGAGCCTTATCTGTTGATAGGACGTCCGCCTTGTAAATGGCATTAAGGGGACCCCAGTCGCCAGCTCGTTCGCCCCGGCGCAACAGAGGGAATAACAAGGAGCGATTGTTATCCCAATCCCGGACCTTGTCGTGATCGATACACCACTCGGCGAGCTGGCGGCAAAGTGTGCTCTTACCCCCACCACTTGGCAAAAAGTAAGCAACGCCGGTAGCAGACTGGTCGACGGTGGGGATCAACTTGTGGTGCTGAGAGAAGGGCTGGGCCGGAAACATCGATAAATGTTTAGCGCGTAAACTAAGACCCCCTGGGCTAATAGGATTAGCCCCATACCCCCCCAGCGCACTAGGTGTGAAAAGCGAATCCATGATGGCCGCCACCCTATGTTTACGACCAGTAGAATCGGTATACGTCAGAGAAGCATGTTTAGCGATTAGAGTGTTAAGAAGCGCTGGCGGGGGATGTCCTCCACGGCGAGTCACCTTGGCATACTGGTCGATGAAGGCCATGGCCCTGTCACCAGGATCCACCACGCTTTCTCGAAAGAACTCGCCGCCTATCAAACCCATGAAGCTACGAATAGGGTATCCGCTAATCTTGCGAATAGTGCCGTCATAGTGAAGTCGCAGGAACTCCCCCCTAGG